ACTAAAGTCCAGCAAGTTTCAATCTGTATGCGAAGCATTGGAAGAAGTCGATGCCATTGAACAAGCATTAAAGGAAAAGAATCATGGATAAATTGGAAAAAAATTATTTGGAAAAGATGGGTAGGTTACTCATCAATACATTTAATATCAGCAGTCACACTGACTATGATGTAGGTAGGATGTCGCAGAATGTATATCATTTCTTTTTAAATGAACAAGAAAGAGATATGCGTGAGCAAGTTAATCAATCTCAATGGGATGAAGGGGAAAAGCGCATGGATAACATTGGGCCAAATGGTAATGAAGGGCTGCACTATGCAAACGATAATTAGTTATATCTTATGTTATTGGTCAGCGTTTTTTATGGGAGTTACAGTTGGGTTATTATTGGGTATCAAAGGAGAACAGTATGTCAGAAACATCAGTAAGCAGCACACTAGAAGAACGCGGTAGTCGCTATGGCAAGTTTCAAGACCATGCTTATATAACGCAAAACATAAAACATGCAATGCGAGATTCATCTAACTGGCGCATGTTAGAGCCAGACCATAAAGAAGCGTTAGAAATGATTGCTCATAAGATTGGCCGTATATTAAATGGCGACCCTAACTATGCTGATTCATGGCATGATATTGCAGGCTATGCTTCGCTAGTAGATAAGCGATTAAATGGTGAATCTATCTAGTAGTTATAGCGAGACTTCAGAAACTTAATCGAGACAGCCATCTCATCAAACGTACCATCATGGACATCATGTAATACATAGAAGCCACGATAATGTTGATTGCCTTGTGGCCCCAAATAATCTTCATCATGTTCATAGAAGCTACCGCAGATGATGGCTGTCATCTCTTTACCATCCGCCCTCTTACCGTACGATATCTGCCTACCTTGTTGGTGGCCCGCGAAACATGACATGTGCTTTTTAGTGAGGAGTGCGTTAGATGTTGTGATAGGGCGACCCATAACACCAGAGGTAAAGTAATGACTATAAGCAACACCATCAATAACAACGACATCAAGAAAAGGATGTATCTCCCAATCTTGGTACGGCAAATCATCTGTAGATATAAGTCCATCTAGTTTTCTATCCTCGTTAATAACGCGATTGATTCTATTCTCATGGTTTCCTAACGTCATCACCATGCGTGGCTTATATTGTTTCTGTTTGTTCTTTACAGCGCGAGCATTGTATCTAAAGAGTGGGGTAAGAAGGGAATCCATTGCTTCTCTGGCAGCCCAAAGGTCATCGTTGTATGTCCTACCCTCAAATGATTTTAATCCTTTGTCATAGGAGCTTAGAGAAGGTAAGTCTGAGAAGTCACCAATACATACGATTACGTCTGGCTGTTTCTCTATTATGAAATTACCAAGACACTTAAGATATGTAAAGTCATTGCCTGGTTTTGCTTGAACATCTGGTATTACTAAATGGGTAATCGGCTTTTGTTCCAACGTTATCCCCTGTTAAATAGCGCTTCCTCATCTTTGCGTCTATTGTCCAATCCTTTTAGGACTTTGCCACCAGCTTTATTATATTTGCGTAGGCTTTCCATAGCGCCAACTTTATCTCCGCGCAAAAGCGCTTGACGGATTGTTGACCGCTGAAATGTACCAAGACCAAGATTAAAGCAGAAACTAAGAATAGCATCGTACTCGTTTTGTGTAAGTGGGATAGGAAGATACTTGTCCAACCCTCGTTCAAATCGTACGACATCCTTAGCCAATAAGTCGTCAACTTCTTGCATACTCCATGTTCGATTATCTTGCGGCTTTAATGGCCATGCTTTACGCTGCGCCATGCCTTCTTTTGTTGGTGGTATTCTAGCCTGTTCTGGATAGAGTAAGCTACCTACACCAATAGTCCAGAGATTAGCAGGACATTGGTATGGTTTTTGCCTAACACCTTCATGGTGTTTCAGCATGTCAAATAGATTCTTACTTGCCTTCACGATGTTTCTCCCATTGACGGCTACCAAAGTAGAAGCCAATGATTGAACTTACAATTGCCATTTCATCGTCAGAAAATACTAATCCCATTGCAGTACCAAAATCTACACCAGTATAAATAGCCCATATCATACCAGCTACATCTACGAATACTAACAGACCTACAAAGGTAAACGCAATATATGGGCGAACTCTAGCATTCAAATCAACGGTAGATTGCGATGCTTTATCCATGAGTTTCATGTCATGGTTATATAACGCTTCACGTTCTTGCGTGTATGTTTGCATTGAGATTTCATCTAGCTTAATCGCTTCAATCTTTTCTTGTGAAGCAAAGCCAGCTTGTGCCATTTGCATTTCACGTTCTGTTTGTAGCTTGGCCATATTCATCTCATGCTTTTGGTCTCCCTTCTGTTGGAAGAATTGTAGCAATGATGGTAGTGCAGATGAGCCAATACCAAGTAAGCCAGATAAAATAGATAACATATTAATTTCCTAGTGGATTAACAGTAGCCTTTTGAAGCGCTTTCATTTTAGCTTCAAGACCTTCTTTAGTTGTTTTCATTTCTTCACGAATGCTAGACAACATAGCTTGTGTCTCACGTTGTGTGCCTTGCGATACAGTCTTAGCTTCAGTCGCAGCCACAGCAGCTTCACTTGCCTTTTCTTGCACACGCGCTAACTGTGATGATGCTTGCACCAATGCTGATTTAGCTGTATCAACTTCAGTGCGTAGTCTAGCATTCTCTTGTTCTAGTGTCGCATTCTTCTCTAAGATGCTACGCTTGAGTTCATTATCATCATACGGCTTGTAATCCTCAATGGCTTCAGTCGCAGCTATAACACGGTTGTACGTCGTTATGCCGACGTAAATCGTTCCACCGCATGTTGCCAATATTGAAAAGATTATTGCTATAGCTGTCGTTGATAAATTCGAGAAGATACCCTTGACTTCGTTTAACTCCATCATCCAACTCCTGTGTGTAATCTAATAACGTTATAAATTGTTGCTCTTGAAACTTGATGGGAGCATTCAATATTTCAATTGACATCACTATCCCAAATCCAGGTACAAGTTCTTTACCTTTAGGAACGTCTATCTTAGGCGTTTCCTTTACTTCCGTTTTATCTCCAGCTACATTTGTAGTAGGAGTTGCAGCAGGACTAGCAGCAGTCGGAGACGATGGTGAACTTTCTTGCTTTACCTCTGTCTTTACTTCTACAGTTGCTTCCACTTTCACTTCCACTTGCGGCATCTCCACAGGTGCAGTTGTGACATCTACAGATGGGACACTCTCCATTGCTTGTCCCATTATGGGACTTACTGGACTGGCAGGATTTGTCACATTCGTTATCGACTTCTCGCATGTGTTCTGTGTCTCTGCCCATGCTCCAAAAATAGGTTGACCGTACGGGTCTGGACATGATGATGTTCTCTGTTGTGTTATTGAACCGACGTATCCTTCAGTACAAGCTACTTGTCTTTCTTCAACAGAGACATGACAAGTTGGCGGGTCTGCTGTACAGTTGTTTGAAGTAGTAATCCAATCTGTGTAACTAGCTGTTTGACAGTGGTAAGTGCGACTTTGATTGATGACACCAGAGTAGTGAACTGGGCAACTAATGCTTTGCACTTCTGTATGGTCTGAACAAATAGGGATGACAGGTTGGTCAAACTGGCGACAAATAGGGTCTGCATTGCGGTAAGGACACCAATAATCTTTAACAGCCAAAGTTGGGTCAATGTCGTAGCATTGGAGATTAGAGATGTAACCTTCTGTTGTAGGCGTGTAAGTACAGTACCAAGCATACGCATTACTCCTTATTAGTAGTAGTAGAAATAGGCAAAGTAAACGTTTGGCCATATAGTTTCTCAAACCATTCTGGATGTAATTGATACCATGCTTGACGAGCTGCATCACCTACTGCACCAGCCATAGGACAAGGACTACCACCCATCTCCATTGCTTGCCATACTCGTTGGTCTTGACATAGTAATGATACAGCAGATACTTTCAAACCTTGAGCAGATAATGTCTCGGCTAAGACTACACGCTCACAATTCTCATCTATGATTGTAGTTCCACCAGATACAGAGAATACACCAGTATTGGCTGCACCACTGACACCAGTGCGACACATCTTTGGATTCATACCAGAGAAACTAGGTGCCATAGCAGACGGCACAGGTTGACCATGATATTCAATTGTTGTGGTATCAGCAAATGCCATGTTAATACATGAGCCAATACCGAAGCCAACAAAGAATGCTAGAAAGATATAAGCGATTAGTTTTTTCATTTGAGCATCTGCGTGAGTAAGAATACAATAATGAAGCCAGCGGTTCCCATAAGGATTTGCTCTAGGCGTTTCAATCTAGCATTAATAGTTTCATATCTGAAAGCACAGACTGCTTCGTGTGAGTTTAGCCTTGCTTCAGTTTCATTAATCGTAGCCATCAATTAATCATCCCTCTATCTGCGTTATAAATATTCATACTCAAGTTATCATCTTCAGCCCAAAACACAATATCAGAGCCATCTTCTAATGTGATGAAGAAGTCTCCATCATCTGTACCGCAAGCGATAATCTTTAATTCAAGCATACGCTCACACATACTGCGTAAGCGTTTCTCATCATCACTATCACTATTCTGTTGGTAAGACATCTGCTGGTTCTGGTGTATTGCCTTCAGCAAGCCATGATAGATAGGCTTGATAGTCTGTGTTGGCTTCATCGAATGGGATGCAAGCGTTATTATCAAGACAAAGAACAACACTGACATCGCCAAATGAATTTTTAAGTAATTTATACCTCATGTTTATAACTCCGCATTAAGTTGGATTTGCGTAGCATTTCCCGCGTTTTGCACTAATCTAACACCCTGACCAACAGTAATACCCGATGCAACGCTTGCAACAATACCTAACATATTAGGAGCAGATACATCTGCAAGAACTGAAGTAGCCACAATTGCACTACCAGCTTGATATACATAAAAGTTTGTTGGGTTTATCGCTGTAAGTGTTGGAGACGCTCTCATTGTGACTTGCAACGGCATTAGTAAATACGCATTTGTTGCTAAGTTGCCATATCCGATTGCGTAGTATTGATAACTGACACTTCCATTAAACGACCCGCCAACGCATTGATAATACCGCTGACACAAAGCCAACTCTTGACCATAAGGGCGATATTCAAACGGAGTAGCTGTACTGCCTTTTTCTAGTTGAACGCCTGTGATGTAAAGTGTGGCGCCGTTAGTACCAACGATGTTAGTCTGACCAGTTGGGCCAACATACCAAGTAGTTCCCCATGAACCTGGAGTTCCTTGATAAGTACTTCCAGCAGCAATAGCAAAATATAGATAAATGCCACCACCATTAGTTGTAAGCCATGTCCCAGTTGTATCGCCAGCAATTGTTACTGTTTTATATTCCCATGTATTAGCGGAATTGATTGTGTAACTGAATACATAAAATCTATTTCCAGCATCGTTCTGAACACCACCACCAAAAGTACCAGTAAGTGAACTGCGAACCCAGAATCCAATAGTAATAGATTGAGCATTGGAAGTACCCCAATTTAAATCCGCTACATTTAATCCTTCAATTCCTTGCTGGATAAGAAATCTCTCTGATGCTCCAGGAGTATATGCAGATAATGAAGTTATACCAAGATAGTTTTTAAATCCTGTTGGCGGTGTTACAGAGCCTGCATTTTGCTGTACTGAAAATTTCGATGAAACACCACCGTTATATGCAGCCCATCTATCAAGTGTATATTGACCGTTTGTAGGCGTAACACTAGCCCCAGCATTACGCTGGTCAATCATCATCGCACCGTTGATGATGCGGTTACGCATACCTGGAGTATAAGCAGTCTTTTGTGTACTGCCATCGTTAAATGTCCAGCCGTTAGAGCCGTCTATTTGCATTGTCATTATACTGTTCCCTCATCTGCTGGCAGTGGTGTATTACCTTTTGCTATCCATTCTTGAAATTCTATCGAAGTTACAAAACATGATTCTTGATGTCCATCTTCCCATTCACGCCAAACAATATCTTCTTGTCCAGTACAAGGGTTTTTAATAAGTTTCCAATTAGGTTCACTCATAGTTCACATCCTGTAAAATAAAGAACTGCTGACGAATTATTTGCTTGAAAGTTTGTTGCAGCTCCACCGCCAGAAAATGTTAAAGCGGCATACGCAGAACCTTCCAATACAGCAGTATAAGAACTTGCCGCGTTTAATGTAACTGCCCCAGCAGCAGAACCAACAGCATTAGATTTCCAAGAAATAAAATGCCCTGCACTTGATATATAAATACCAGTTGGAGGAATACGCGTTGGAACTGGAAATGCTATCATTGCTAAACATGCTGTTGTGTTGTATGCCATTGCTGGCCATGTATTGTATAAACCACTAAATGCAGGTAAATATCGTTGACATAAACTTAACTCTGCACTATATGGGCGATAATCAAACGAAGATGCAATAGAGCCTTTTTCTAACTGAAGCCCAGTAATATAAAAAGTAGCGCCTGTTGTAGCGCCCCAAATAACACATGAACTAGTGCGTGTTTTCCATGAAGCATTCCATACACCAGCAGTAGCATTGCTATCAGTGCCTGCACCTAAGTCAAAGTAAACTCGCAATCCTGCATTTGTATCAGTTGCCCATGTGCCAGTTGTATCGCCAGGAATAGTGACTGTTTTATATTCCCATGTATTGGCAGAATTGATTGTATATACTGCTACATAAGACCTATCAATTGAATTATTTGCAGCAGATAAACCATAAGAGCCAACGATGCTTGAACGTGCCCAAAATGAGATAGTTACTGGTTGAGCGTTAGCTGTTCCCCAGCCTAAATCAGCAACATTTAATCCTTCAATATCTTGTTTGAAGAAATTGTATTGAGCTGCTGTTGGAGAAGCTCCAGTAGATGCTGTGATTAAAAGACTATTAGTAAATCCAGCAGGAACTGTAGTTGAGCGTTGGGCGGTAAATGTACCACCTACGTTACGGTAGAATTTGAAACGGTCAACAGAGAATGAATCTGCACCATTTGATAACGTTACACTGGCACCAGCATTACGTTGGTCAATTTGCATTGCACCGTTAATGATACGATTTTTGAAGCCATAGTATTGCGCTGCATCTACAGTAGAAGCAAGTGTACAATCCTGTGCTGGAATCTGAACAGTCTTGTCAGATGCAATGCTAGATGCTGGGGTAAGTATAACTCCACCACCGCCAGCCGTTAATAGTTTATTTGCTCCAGCCATTATACTGCTCCTAATTGTTCATCTGTTGGGCGTGGTAGTGTTGGATGATTCCAAACAGCAATATAGTCACCACGACCATCGCTATCATTTTGTAAGTATATAACAGTCATAAAATCTGTATTAGTCAACTCTGGATATATATTCATTATTTTCTCATATAAAGTCATTATGCTGCCCTCACTAATGATGCTTGAAAATATACTAAATCTGCTCCAGCAGAAGTTAAATTGACGCTACCACCGCTATACATATACAGTTCTATGTAATCTGTACTTCCATTACAATAAACTAAAGCAGATACAACAGACTCTTGATTTACAGTTGTATTAGTCTGTTGACCACGTTTAAGACTACTACCATTTTTATAAATACTTGTGACAACTACAGCGTTATTTACCATATACACAGCACCATTTACTTGGTAATAACCAGCTACTGTAGGGGTAAAACGATAATTTGTTGAATTATCATAGTTACTGTTAGTATCAAACTCCTCTGTTTGGCATGTTACTTTTGTCCAGGTTCCAGAAGCAATACTTGTTTGTGCAACGCTTTGATAAGCGCTGAATGCTGGGCCTTGACCAGCAATACCAGAACCTAATTTTGGTTGGGTAATTGCATTTGCTGCAATATCATCTGTAGTAATACTTGCATCAGGCAAACCACCAGCCACTAAGCCAGCAATTGTTCCGCTACCACTTAAAGTCATTGTCATAATCTAATCCTTAAACAATAGTCCAAACAGAACCATTCGGAATTGTAACAACAACTCCATTATTAATTGTAATTGGGCCAGCACTTACTGCATTTTTACCAGTACTGATTGTGTAGTTAGCAGTAACAGTTGCACTGTTCTCAATGAATACATCATCACCGCCACCACCAGTTGCACCACCACCAACAGAACCCCAAGCAGAGCCATTATAAACTTCTGGCTTACCAAGTGTAGAGTTGAAACGCATATAACCAGTAACTGGTGAACCATCACGTTGTGCAGTTGTACCAGTTGGCATTACAGCAGAACCAGTAGTTGCAGTCTGTGCTACGAATCCAGTACCAGACACATAAGCAGCCACCCATACTGTACCAGTATATACTTTCATAATTCCGCTTACAGAATTGAAGTATAAAGCCCCAGCTAATAGAGCATTACCGTCATTATCCAATGCTGGGTCAGATGTCTTAGGGCCTAAGTAACGGTCATCAAAGTTATCAAACGCTGTAAGTGTTTGGTCTCTTGCGGCTTCAGCAGCAGTCTGTGCGCTTGCAGCAGCAGCAGCACTATTAGACGCATTAGTTGCAGATGTTGAAGCATTGCTTGCACTTGTTGCAGCAGCAGAAGCCGAAGCAGCAGCAGCAGTAGCAGAGTTACCAGCAGCAGCTGCATCAACAACTAATGCCCATTTAGCGCTATCAGTATTTGTGCTGATTGGTAATGAGCCAGTAGATGTATGAGGAACTGTACACAAATAAACATTGCTGTTTGTCGTATCTTTAATAATGTCACGATTTTGGTATGATGTGCCAGATGCCCAGTTACCGCGCCAGTTACCAATTGGGTCGCCAGCAATAGGATTTCCATCTGCATCAAACGCCAATGTCTTACCAGCGCGAGCTGAATTGATTGGCAATACCATATTGATATTAGTAGGGTCAGTTACTGGAGCGCGAATACCACGTTCTGCTGTTTCAGCTACTTGTTGAACAAGAATAGTTTGTGAATCTAACTCATCATTTAATGTGTCAGCAAAGAAATCACCGCCAGTTGTGAAGTCAGTAGTACGTTCTACTGGTCTTGCGCCAACAATTGTAATACGGTCAGATGATGTAGCAGCAGATACTAATGTTACAGAGCCAGTTCCTAATGATGAACTAATGCTTACTGTGTAATCTGTTGCCAATGTCAACAACACATCATTTTTATATACTTTGATGTCTGTATTGACTAGCACTTCAAACGGAAACGTATAAGGGCCGACACCAGCAGAGCCAGTATAGACTATGCGTCTTGCTACGTTACTAATTGGATAATCAGCCATTATTTAGCTCCCTGTCCTACATCTTTAATAATATCAGCACGTTGCTGTATTCTATCTTGAATGTCAGCACTGTATTCTGAGTTTGTTAATAAAATCTTTTTCGCCTTGACAAAAGCATCTTGAATCATATCAGAAATATACTTCTGTTGTTTAAATAAAGGCAAGTTATCGATATCTCTTGCTACACTAGCAATATGATTTTGCAAGTCAATTCCAGCAGGGTCGTTAGCAATACGCAACATTTCATTATATTCCTGTGTATTTAAATCAACTTCTACTGATAAACCTTTTTCAAACGTTTGAGATATTTTGCGTGAAGGCATTTGTACTTTAACGCCAGTTTGAATAATAACTTGGTCAGCTTCAGTTTGCTTTCCTTGAGACATTCTAATTGGAGACCAAGAGTACTGATACTCTACTGGCTCTCCCCATAGATTTAACTTAGGTGGCAATTTATCGCTTAAACCTGGAGTAGAGTTAATTAGCTCATTGATTCCTTCTCGTACACCAGCAGGCAATACGCTTTCAGCATTAGGGTCAATCTTATAATCGCGTCTATATGGGTCAGTATGCTCACGAACAGAAGTTACTAAACCGCTTAATGGAACAACTGTCTTGCCAGCAAATGTCACTAATGATTTGCCAAGTTCATCAAACATTTTCAATGCTTGGTCTTGGTTTGCTTGTGGGCCAACACCTAATGCAGATGAAATATTACTCAACCCTTGTAAGAATGGGCTACTCATCATATAGTCATAGAAGCCATAAGCCAAACCAGCAGCAGCAGCATTAATCTTACTATTATCGTTTTCATAGCGACCATACTCGTTATAGTTAGCAGCCATTGCCATGAATGCACCAATTGGCTCCATACCTTGATATGAGATAAATACCTTGCCATCATAATCACCAGTGCCATAGCGTACATCTACGGGCATTGTAGCAAATGATTTACGTTGTTCTTCTGTCATTCCAGAGGCATTATAGACTATGCTATATGGTTGCCATCCTTGACGGATAAGCGCTTCACGCTGACCTTTATCAGCAGGGCCAGCTCCAGTAATTCTTCCATCAGCGGCATAACTTGAGAATAGCATACCAACGCCAGTCCCCATGCTAATCTTAGCCAATGCCAAGTCACCCTCTTTGCCACCTTTAGCAATGTCGGTGCGAATACGTTTAGATAACGCAGCAAGTGGAGTTCTTTCTAATACCTGAAGATTCAAATTGATTGGTGTAGTAACAAAAGGAACTTGTGTTCTTGCTAGGAATCCAGCGTACGAATCATCATTAATGACATTCTGTACTTTCTTAGCCCATCCTTCTAATGGCTTAGTAAATGTCGCTTCTTGCGCGGCACCAATTAATTCATCTGGCGGATTGTCATAGATGCTTTGAGCTGCTAATTCAAATGCCTTATCAGCATCCGCTTGAGTTCCAGTTTCAATAGCATTCTCGTATGCCTTGATGCCTTCGCGTGTAGCAGTACGCTCTAATTCATATCTGTATGCCATTCCTTTAAAGAACTCATCTGCACTTAGCAATGAACGACCTGGCAATGTCGCTACGAAATTAGCAGACTTCCAAAATCCAGCTAATGGACTATCAGCGTTATAGTCAAAAATCTCTGTTCTTGCTTTAGCCAAATCAATTTTAGAAGCATCATCCATTGTAGATGAGTAACCCTCTTTAGCGGCAAACTTACCCATCTCAAATCCATCTTTAAGCGCTTGCCATGTAGCAGATAAACTTGAATATGTTTCTGATAGGAAGTATTGGTCATCTGCGCCAATCCCCATAGAGCGCCTTGCAGTTCCAATCACAGAAGCAACAGACTTTTCTGTGCCACGAATTGGCATCATAATCATATTTGATAATGCGTTTTTAATATGTGTAGATGGTCGTGAAAGAATGTTATTTACAAATACAGAAAATGTCTTATCTCTCCAACCACTCTTAGCAGTTGAATCAATTAATGCTGCACGTTTAGCTGCATCTGTTTCAGCCAAGAAAGCATCTGCAAATTTCATTAAATCTTTCTTAGACATCAATCCATTTGTTGCGTCATCAAGGCTGATTACACCAGTTCTAGGAATACGCATTACAGCCAATGATTGAGCTACGTTTGTTTGATAGTTCTTAACACTACGTTGAATCAAACTATTAAATGAAATAGTTTGCATAGCTTCAAGCTCCATCTCTGGAGTTACCTTTTCTGGATTTGCTTTGAACTTACGAAGCAATGTCTCAAGATGGTCAGCACTAGTGCGTTGAGCTTCTAATGCTCGATATGTATTAGTCGGATTAACAGTGATAGAGCCATCTGTCAATTTGCTGATAAATGTATCATCCATACCAGCCGCTTTAGCAGATGACACTACATCATCAAATGTAATGTTCTGTGTCTTAATGTCAGCTTGTTTAGCAACGGCATCAACAACGGCTTGTAAATCATTGCTTTCGCTAATTAATGGTAGATTAAACTCTTTCTTACCAGGGGTTAGTTCTTCTAGCGGAGTAGTTTCAATCTGTGGTTTAACTTCATCAACAGTTTTTTGCAAATCTTCAACAGAGATTTGAGGTTCTTCATTCATTAACTGTTGAACTTTACCAGCTTTCTTAGCTTCTGGTTGTGTAGCAATACCTTTACGTTCAGCACCAGTAGCAAGCTCTTTAACTTGTTGCGCTGGAGTTTTTTCAATCACCTTTTTTACGATTGGTTTAGTTTCGCGCTGAATAACTTTCTTAACAACACCACCACCAATCTTTTCAATGACAGAACCTAATCCAGCTACCTGTACATTTTCCCCAGTAAATACTGAATCTTCTGCTGGAGAAAAATCAGTTTCAATAGGTTGCTCAACCGCATTAACTTCAGCACTATCAATCATTTGATTTAAGTCTTTATTAATCATTCTTTAGCTTTCTCTGTTGATGCGGCAGTCATTGCTGATACTCCAGCAGCAACTTTAGATTTATTCTTTATTGCTTTCTTTGCTAATGCAGATACACCTTTTTCTATTGGTTTAGCTAATGTAGTTGCCAATCCAATTTCAGTTGCAGCTTTAGCAAATTCTGGTTTTACTTTAGTTTGTAACCCGCTACCAGTAGTCAATGGCATGCCACTACCAGCAGTCTTTAATGCTTCGCTAGTACCTTTATCAACTGGAAGTAAATCACGCAATGTGAAATCAATACCACCAATATTAATTGAACCTAAGTCCTCTAGGAATTTTGCAGCTTGCTCTAAACCAATCCCAGCTTCTTCTAATCCTTTTTGCACAATGTTTTGAGGAACTGCTTGCACAGAAGGTTGATTTTCTTTAAATACCTTTTCTACTGGAGATTGAAAGTCCATGACTTCATCTACATTAATCATGGAGTTATTTCCATGTTCTTCTTTGAACATATCTTCTAATGTTCTCATTGCAGACTGTCTCCAGATAATCCAGTAATGTTTTTATTATCTTTGTAATTCTTCAATTGTCTAACTAATTTTGTTTTAACTGCATCATCAAGTTTCTTAGTTTTAGCGTACGCATCAACATCAGTAACATCTGGATTGAATCCAGGAAAGTTCTTATTGATTGCATCTAATGCTCTTTTTTGACCAGTTTTCGCAATACCAAACTTCTCTGTTTTTGGATAATCAGAAATAGCTTTATTCAATGCCTGGCCATTATCATATACATATTTACCATTTGCATCCACTTCTGCAAGATTTGTTTCATACATTGACGTAATAGTTTGAATACGTTTAGCAGTTGGCAAATCAATAGGAACTAATGGGTCAGCAGCAGCGCCAGCAGCAGTTCTAATCTTAGCCTTAGCATCTGACACACCTTTATCAGTCATACTATGAATAAGTTTAGATACTTGCTTGTTATTCAATGATGGATACGTTTGACGTAATTGACGTTCATTAGTAATACGACCATAAGAAATATCCGCATCTGCATGAGCTTCAGCAGTAATATCGCCATCACCTTCTGATTTAGGGTCTGTAATACTCTTTAATGTATCAATAGTAATTGCGCCTTTTGAAAACAATGATTCAGCTTTTGCTATTTTCTCTTTTGAGTTATCAGGCAATCTAAACATAGCAATAATTTCTTGCTTGTTAGCTTCTTCATTATCACGAAGTTTATTTTTCTTATCTGCTTCTTCTGCGTTATATAAGTCATTCCACCCAGCAACAGCATTCTGACGCACTTTCTTTTTATCTTCTTCACTCAATGTATTATAAAGTGGAGTAGATGCGCCAAAGTCACCTTTGCTGATACGGCTAACAGCGGTTGTCATATCTGAAGCAAATTCTGGAGATGTAGCAATTTCAGTAAAGCGATTAAGTTTCAACGCATCAAAGTCTTTTAAGAAAGTCTCTGCTTGTTTTTGTGCAAATGCAGTACCACCATTGCGCGATTGCTCATACACACGCTTGAATAAAAGCTCTCTAGCTGCTTCAATTTTAACTGGGTCTGTCTCTGTCTTAAAAAACTCTTTTGCTACTTTTAATTGATTATCAACGTTGAACTGTGATGTTACTTGTTGGTCATTAATATAATCTTTAGTGAGTTTATCTAATGCTGACTTATAAAATGTAGATGCAGTAACACCCATTGACTTTTTGAACGCAACTGCCGAATCAGGATTAATCTCAAGCAATGGTTTTTCATAACCAGTAATAGCAGATTCAAACTTTTGTTTGATTTCTGTTGGGTCTGTTAATTTACCAGCTTCTACCATAGATAGAATATTAGTCATGGCCGCACTGCCTTGCACTTCAAGTTGTGAGCGTAATTGTTCACCTTGATATTTGCGTAGTGTTTCTTCCCAAACAGTACCGCCTTTAGATGCTTTGATTAATTCATCTGCACTTACTCCAGATTCTTGAGCCTTACGAATATCATCAATCGTAATAGGATTCTCTACAGCGTATTTTTGTGCTTCTTCTTCTGCATATTTCTCACCAGCTTTAGCAGCAAATTGTGATAAACGGTCTAAGCTCGCACCAATTGTCTGTGAACGCTTAAAACTCTCACGCACATTAGCAAAATCTAATTGCGGTAAGTCTGCAAATACTTTACCAGTAGGTTGATATTTAGCTAATTCTGCCATTTGTTATCCTATAATTGAATGCCATATTTAGAAGATTTTGGCATTACACTCAACAATGAGTAATCGTTGGTATTAGCAACAGCACTTGGCGTAGATGTTCCACCTACTTTCAATGTTTGATACAAGTATGCAGCAGTGCCAACTTTAGAAATTGCATCAAAGTATGAGCCAGTAATTGCTTGGTCAGCAGCTTCAGTCAACATGCTAGACTGAATATCACCAAATGATACAGCAGATTTAGCGCCTTCCTGTAGTGTAGCTACATCTTTTCCAGCTAATTCTGCATTCTTTTCTTGAATTAATTTAGCAGAACCAGAGAATCCCTCAATGCCACTAGCAAATCCACGCGCAGCGGCAGTAGCATTTGTTTGCATCAATCTTGAAAATACTTGATTTGCTTGCTGCTCATACTGTAAAGCATCCCTTGAAGCCTTTAATTTAGCTTGTTGAGCTTGCAATTCATACATCTTGCTTTGTTGTTTACCAGCCTGTAATGACTGGAATGCAGATAGCACTTGGCTACCAGCCGCAAGGTACGGAGCTGCTACTTTAAATGCGGTGACTGCCCATGTCATAGTTTATGTTCCTTGATGTACTGCTACTTTATATTCCATACCTAGCAATGTAAACTTAAGCGGATATGATTGAGCAATCGTAATCTGCGCCTCATTGCTATAACCCAAAATACCATGCAACACTTTTGTTCCTGTAAACTCTGGAACTGGATTATCTAAAATACCAGTAGCATCAAAGTTTCTAAATGGAACTTCTGTACCATTAATTGTCATGTGCTGTGTCTCAAGCACTAAAGCATTTACTTCTACAATGCGCTTACGGAAACCAACACGGGTTCCAGTTTGTAATCTAATATCAACTGGCATCGTAATAGCTTGAACGCTGATAGGTAAGCCCACCTCATACGATGTTGTAGATGGTCGAGTAATCGTTACAGAGCCACCAGACGCAACAGTTTTATTAGCTTGAACCAAACCATCAAGAAGTAAATTAACTTCTTTTAACGCTAAGTGTGATGCTGTTATAGATGATACAGCACCGCCAGTTTTTGCACAATCTGTCAATAGGCCATGCTCAAATTTTTCAACATAATATTGAACCGTACCATTAATCGTACGTTTTACAATTGTATAGATGTCAGTAATATCTACACCAATGTCTTTAAACTCACCACCAGCAGTGATAAATTCAGATGGAGCAATGACATTTTCTGCTCGTAACAATGAATATGCGGCAATTGTGCCATCGTCGTTGTTAGTAATAAGCAACAAATCATTTTCATCTGTATTCACCGCCTTACGCAATGCCATGCGTTTAGGGCCTTTAAGTAGATGGCCAGACAATAATGAGATTTTGCTAGTGATGTACGTCAATTGTGTATCGCTATACGATACTTCACTCAATGCTTTACCTTGACGTTGAATGAATAATGTACCAGCTTCTAAGATTTGCGCTCTGACACCAGGTTTAGCGCCATTCTTACCAGCACTCTTAATCACAATGTTTGCTGGGGTAATAGGATTATCTGCTTGTTGAGCAGCATAAAACTCTGCGCCAGTAGTAAAGATTTGCAAGTCACGACCAGCAATCATATCTACAATCGCATTGTAAGTATTAGTATCAAGTGTTGCTTCTACAGCATCATCATCAAAACCTTCTGACGGCTCAAAATCAAAGTACTGACCTACGCGAGAACCCCAAATTGTTGATGGTCTTGATTTACTTCCACCAAAATATAAACGACCTTGATAGAACGTTACTGAACGTGGCCATCCGCGTGTGCTAGAAAATACTGATTCATATCCAGATTCAATGTTCCAGCTACCAGATGCAACAGCGCTAGTATTGAAGAATGGAAACTCTGTAACGGCATTGACTACAGTTCCGCTTACATATTGAACAATCTTTGCACGACCTTGTGGACTGGCATTAATGTATTGACCAACATCGGCAGAGGTAAATACGCTAGAACTAGCAGTAAGTGTAATCTTACCCGTTACAGCAGATGGAGTTAATGTTGCTGACGGGTTTGTATATGTCAATGAGAACGCATATTTAGGCGTACTTACAAATGACAGATTGCTTGCAGTCCATGAACTATCACTACCACCACGAACAATCTTTACTGGATTCATATCTTGATGACATACGATTAATGTGTCAGCAGATTGTGTCCATGTCATTTCGTCTAGATAACTAGACGCGATTGTAGTAGTTAGGTAATTATTGCCGCTACCATTGATGTTTGTGACTAATGCACCAGCTTTGAATACATACATGCGATTATGCGTAAAGCAAAGCATGTAGCTGTCAGATGTTGAAAATTCAAATGCTACAAGACGCACACCATTGCCAGCAGAATCAGTGCCAGTGTTAGGGAGTGCTGTAATATATCTAGTTCCACTTCTGCGTGTAATCCCACCTTGTGGCTGACATAGAACGTTAGTCGCCTTAGCCAAACCATTGCCGTATGATTTTAAATCGTTCCTAGCGCGAATAAGAGGGTCAATCTCACCAGCCGTGAAATTTGTCTGCATCTGGACAAAACGAGACATTCGCTATCCTCTTACGTTTACTAATGGAAAATCTTTAATTGTATTAACTGGATTGTTTTGTCCGTCAATATTAATTGCAGTACGCATATAACCACCACGACCATTCTCACTTGGAGAACCTGTGGCTACAGCTTGCCAATATTGAGCTTTGTCAACTTGGTCTGTGATTGGGATAGCTAAGTGCCATGCCATTAAATACTTCAATAGTTGAACGAACCATACAGGCATTTCAGATTCTGGAACGCTGTATTTATAATCAACATAAACTAATTCTTCATTAGTCAATAATTTAGACCCAATGATTCGATAATCAATCACTGTATTAGCACCAACAGAACTAGACGCATAAACGGCTAATGGCGAATCTAAACGGTCAGATGGTAACTGATACTCGTATTTGTATTCGTTTGTTGGAGTTGTTACTAAACGCGCAAGCTGAACCTTTTTAATGGCAAATGTCCATTTATAGATTGATAACGCTTGGTCACGAACAGTTGGGTATAAACTATCGCAAGTAGTTGCTTCGTCTGTTGCTTCTGAAAATGACGTAATAGGCTTTGCACCCAATAAAATAAGTGCATCTGAACAAATTGAAATACCAGAATCTCCAGCGGCCATATTACCCTCACATATAAATAAAGCTACCCCACCGAAGCAGGGTAGCTATTACCAACAATTAGTCAGTATTTGTAGCGCTTACAGTTGTACCGTCAGCAATATCTACAACACCGCCAGAGTTAGCGCGAACATAAGTTAGCACTACTGATGGAGTAGTTGTATCGTAAACGAAAATAATGTCGCCAACAGACAACATTGTTGACAAGCTATTGAAATAACCAGAGGTATTTACAGTTGCTTGTGTATCAGCAGTTTTATAAGAGTAGATGCTTGGAGCATTACCACCCTTAGAAGCTGCAACGGTTGCAAAACCAGTTGATGAATATGCCATGATTAGTTCTCCCTATTATGCTTCACGACAAACGATTGAAACAATACCTTCAGCGTCGATTGTAGTTGCACCAGCAGAAAGCATTGAAGCTACTAACCAAGATGTTTTTTCTGGAACGTAGTTGATTTCTGTTTTTGGAGCAATACCTTCACCATAGCCGATAGCATCTTTATGGAATGCAAAGCATGTACGGTCATTTGAACCATCAATTGCCAAGCCACCTTCTGTACGGTCGCCTAATACATGGAATTGGAATCCCAAGAATGTATTAAGTTCGCCAGCAACAAGTGCTTTAACAGTGTTAAAGTCAGAGCTTGTTACAGCAGTTTCAGACAACAATGATTGCAAACCATTTGCATGAATAACGATATGACGGTCTGTAGGTGGAACGTTGTTTTTGTCCATTAAACCTTTAGCTTGACGTAGTTTAGCTACGTTCAAGTTAGTATCAGTACCACCGATGTCGTTAGATACAGTCAATGATGTGCCAGAGTTTTGCAAAGCAGCAATAACTAATTGGTCTTGACGACGGCCAATAGCGTTACCCAATACTTGTACAAGCTCATTACGCTCATCAAAGTTTACTTTTTGTTGTGAGAAGATGTCGCTGTATTCAGCAGCAATCCAATCTTCCAATGTCAATGTAACGTTAGAAAAACCAACGTTCAATGGTGTTACATCTGTTTGACCCACGCGAGGTGTAGCAACGCCACGACCTACTTTAGGGAATTTTACTGTTGAGCCTTCTACCCCACGACGTTGACGCACAGCACCAACAAGCTCACCTTTACCTTGATATGCTTGTTTTACTTCTGCGTCAAATAGGGTAACAAAAGCATTTGATAATGACTGAGCCATTTGTTTTCTCCTAATAACGAATATAAAAAAGTTTTGTGCTGTGGTGTGCCGCAGAATTGCGGGCCGTTGCTTGCCTTTAACGATAGCCAATCGACAAGATTACTTG